CAAGTGTATCGAAGTCACCAGCCATAGTAACATTTCCTGCGACTGAGGTAGGGCTGTTATTGATAAAGAAAAATCTCAATGAATGAAATTTATACTTATCAAATAATGCAGCAATACTAGAAAGCCAAGGGAAGGTGGTTGGATTTGCCGGGTTAATACTGAAAGTATCAGCCTTGAAGGCTCCAGCGGTTGTTCCATTTGAGGTCACGTTCGCAATACGTTCCATTTGATGAATACGTAAGGCTCGGCTTTGACCAGACCATGTTGGTATGGACGAAGCTGGGACTTGATTCATCTTTTTCTTGGAACTACTGGCTCGTAACTTCTTAACAGCGTTACTGCGTTGGAGTTGAGCAACTTGGTTCTTTAAGTTCTTGTTCTGTTTAAGTAAATCTGATTTAGTAATGTTTGACATTGTATTGGATCCAGCCTGTCAAAGAGGGCTCGACTATACATCATATGTAACTGGTTAAGACCAGCTTAACCGTGTAGTCTGTCGGCGTTTACGCTCCAGGCGATTTAGCACGGAAGTATTGAGCAAGCTCTATACCCAGCTTACACCGTTTTAGTCAATTTAATACATATGACCCAATTACACGTGTCTAACAAGAGGTTTCCTCCAAGAATCCTTAGATTTATAGGTCTTGTCTTGGTAGTGTAGGTGACCAGTATTGAAGTCAATCCAATACCAGCCCTTTGATCGATAGCGGTTATTCTGCTGTCCTATTTCAGGATCAAAGAATTGGGAATCTTCAATCGAGTAATCGGAAAGTTGATAACCTACCGGAAGATCGTGTACGCTGACAAGTTTGTATGGAAAACTGAACAATTTATCGGTTTTCAATCTAGGTTCGTTACTAATCTTACAAGAAGATGGTAACCTAACACCGTGCTTAATAGTAAGCAGGGGCTTAGAGAAACTTGTTGGACTTTGTGACATGAGGGGAAGATCGTATAGCCTCTTCGTTTCATTACTTTGATTTACGTTGAGTGGTGACGTTTCTGGAATATACTCCAGTTTATCATGGAAACCCAAATCTATACAGGTATATGATTTGTTCATGGTTTCTTTCTTTACTAACCGTAGGATAAACTTAGTCGGATCGATACCAGATCGAGTCCTTCTAACGGTGTTTCTCATATAATAATGAGCTAACTTCCGTTGGTAGCTTGTGACGGTTATATGCTTTCTGACTTCGGGATCCAGCGGGAAGCCGACACCTCCTAAATGCCGATTGACGAATAGGTTAAGCTTACCATTTCTGGTAAGTTGCTTAATTAGTGTTTTGTGATAGTGTATGAACCTTTTATGGGCCCTCCACTTGTCACGAGCACCATTAATAACCTCTTCGTACCAATCCCAGAGGGGTAAAACCCTGACATTATCACGGGCGGTGACCTTAGCCTTTCCGGTTAAGAGGCCTGGATTAAAGTAAGGAATCTGTTCAACAGTTCCTGTGGTACGGTTTTCAGAGAAAAGTAAAGAGTTCATGGTAAAGTAGCGGCTATGTATATAGTTTTTACCTATAGACAAGTCGAAACCCACACTGCGAATCTTTTCTTTCCAGATGGCGTACATTTCAGAGTTAGAAGGGAATAAAATATCATCACCGTTGATACGCACCGGAAGGTCTTCAAGATCAACTCGTTGACCTAGGTAAGTTTCTAGAGCATACCAGTATGCTACTAGATTGATGATACAAAGAATGGGGAAGGATAGAGTTGAACCCATAAGCTGTCCGTTACGTTGACGAACAGAAGGTACTTGTATCTTCTTTTCAACATAACGTACTGGCCTAAAGTGGTTTCTACTTCTAACCTTACGACGTTCAGGTATCTTCAAAGTTACCTCGGGGTAATGCAACTGTTGTTGGTAAATAACCCTTCTAAGGATAGATTTGAAGTCTTCGGAATACTTGGAATGTTTTAACATTTCTTCGAATACTAGAGCTGTCATACGGATGTCAACACCGTCGGTAGCCCCAGAGTAATCACCTGAAACCCAGGAATCAAAGTGGATATTATACTTCTTTTCAAAAGAATCCCTTTGATCCCTTAAGTCGACTATATGTTCAAGAGTCAACGGAGTTCCAGTCGCCAGGAAAATCTTAAAACCCTGGAGATATGACCACATGTCTTTCTGAGCAGTTCGACTTAACCAGTAAGGAACTGATTCTCCTTTGGTGATCAGACGTACTTTGAGGGGTTCAAGGATTCCATGAACCTCAACATTTAAGTCCCTACCACCAAAGTCTTCAACAGCGGCTTTAACCACGGTTTCAAAGTCTGGTATAGCAGGACCATAAAGATCAACTTTATGACCTTCACCGAGATCGACTTGGTCTTGGTAAGACATACCGAAGTGCTCGATCAACCAGCTTCTAACCTCTTCCCTCTGTCCACCTTTACTTCTTGGATTGGTGAACGAAGCGGAAGTAGAGGCTTCATAGAATCTCGGCTTATCAAAAGCAAAGTGTTCTAAAGCTCTCTTTATATAGGTTATAAGTGAAAGATCAACTTCACTAGTTGGTTCTTCTCTAAGCTTTCTAGCATGTTTGAGATAGGAATCAAGTATAAATGACTCAGGAGCCTCTTTGGCTGCCCGTTTTACACCTTGTAAAACTGACCACCATATGCGGACTGTGCTATTAGACTTGTGGACTAATCGCTTCATCAAGAGACGCTTAATCCTTCCTGTGAAGACCAAATGACTGGGTGTACATTCTAAGTAACCTTTTGGTACTTCTGGTAATTCATTTTCCAGGAAAAAGGCCATAGGGTAAGCAGTAAAGTATTTGGCGAACTTAATAAAGTTCTTATTAGGCCAAGACTTCGTCACCCTAAAGAATTGTAACTGTTCGTATAGAGGGAACCAGCCGAATTTCGGACAAGTGTCGAAGACAACTTCGAAAAAACTTAAAGTGAATTCAATCGCTTCAAGTACACTTGTACCCTTTATAAAAATTCTGGTAGGTGTAAGAAGTTTTCCACCTAGACACTTACATGCTGTTTGCCTTTCGGCTTC